AGCCTTACACAGAGATTACAGAAAACGAATACGACTACTACATCGGTCGCATTGCAAAGATTGACTTCTCTGCAATCTATGATGGGGTAGACAACCTTGAGGCACAGGGTGAGGCATACTGCACCACTGACTACTGTGAGATCAAGATTCAGGATAAGGATGTAAAATAATGAAAGAACTAATTCATTTCTCTGCTACCTGGTGCCAGCCTTGCAAGCAAATGCAGCCAACCATTGACAAGTTCTTGGAAGACAATCCAGACATCTCGTACGTCAAGTATGATGCAGATAAAGATGTCACAAAGTTTACCGAAAACAACATTACTGGTGTGCCTGCCTTTGTTATTAACATCGAAGGCCAAGAACCAAAGTTCCACAAGGGACTTGCAACAGCAGAAAAGTTTGCCTCTCTATTTGAATAAAGGGCAATATGGGAAGGGGGTATCTTCGGATACCCCTTTTCTTATGCCTAAATAATGTTATAATAGTCTTGTTAGCCTTAAAACTAACAAGGAGACCCCAAAATTAAAAAACCCCAGATTATATTACTAACAGTTTTACTAGCCTTTGCCCCACTTTTTATGTCCAGCCTAGCATTCGCAGAATCTAGAGAAGAATATGATGCACAAGTGGAAGCAGCCGAGGCTCAAGTTTCTGCTGCTCAGGAAGCCCTACAAGACGCACAGACGGCTTATAATAGTGCTCTGGCAACTGGAGTGTCCCTAGATTCTCAGATAGCCCAGGCAGCCCAGAATCTTGCTAATGCACAGGCTGCATACGATCAATCTCAGATCCCAGACCCATCATGGACAAGGCCAGATGTAGAGCAAGTTTATACTGTTGATGTTCCATACACAGTCCAGGTTCCTTATATTGTCCAAGAGCCAGTTGTGACAAGCGTTGCAACCACAACATCCGTTCCAAATACCACCTACGTAATTACTGGTGGGGTAACTGCTCAAATGTATAATCGTCTTGGATACAACAATGCTCCACCATTGCCAACAGCAAACGAAACGCCATTAGTAACTACAACTGTTTCTAACATAGACTTCCAATGGGGAAGTGGGTTCATCTTTCCAGAAGGAAACGTTTGGCGTTCAGAGGATGTGCTTGTTAAGTTTACTGGTAATCTCATGGTTCCTGCTGATGCATACTACGAGTTCTTTGCACCAGCAGACGATGGGGTAATTCTAAACATTGCTGGAATGGGACTGATCAACGACTGGTATGACAAAGGCGGTGGCGGAACCATCTCGCAGCCAGTATGGATTAGAGCAGGCATCCTATACCCATTTACATTTTACTACTACGAAAATGGTGGTGGAGCATGGGTACAGTTTAATGCCAGGGTAGTTGGTGATTCAGATTTTCAAGTAGTTCCAGCAGCATGGCTAGGAGCACAGGTAACAGAAACAACCACCTATGAAGAAGTAACAACATATACCGACGTAACTACGTATGTTGATGTGACTTATTATAGAGAAGAGTTGGCCTATCGACAGGAAGAAAGAACGAGAACGGTTCCTGACGAGAATGCTGTTCAACCAAAGATCAAAGATCCGAACCTACTTCCTTCTATAGAAAATGCACAAGATAATTTAGATAGTCTTAATGCTAGCAAGAATGAAAACTCGGGTATAATTGAATCAGCATCTAAGGATGTAACAACTGCACAAGAGGAGTTACGTGTCGCTCAACAAGAACTGGAAGCCATTCCACCATTCAGAGAGCCAACACCTACGCCTACGGAGACCGAGAGCACTCCTGAAGAGCCAACAGAGCCTGAGCCAGAACCGCTACCAGAACCAGAGCAAACAGAAACCCCAGACCCAGAATCAGAATCTGAGTTACGAGTAGACGAAGCAGTATCCGAGATTGAAAATCTTGTAGAGATAGATCCAGACGAACTTACAGAAACTCAGGTAGAAGAACTTGTTTCAGCAGCCATGATTGTTTTTGAAACAGCAGAGCAAGGCTCTGAGGAATACAACCAAGCACTTGAGGCACTAGCAGTTGCAGCACAAGCAGACGACCCACAAGTTTCTGAAGAACTTGCAGCAATCCCACTACTAGGAGATGCTGCAGTAGTAGCCTTAGAAGTATTTAATAATCTTGGTAACGTTGGTGCAGACATGTCTCCTCAAGTTCGTGAAGAATCAGAAAAGACAATTATTGCATCTGTTATCGCAGCAGGAGCAGCAATCAACGCTGTCTCCGCAGCAGCAGTAACCGCAACATCTTCGGGTGGCGGAGCAGCAAGGAGGATAAACTAAATGAAAAAATTTCTAAATGACATTCTTGGTCAAGCCTGGACACTCCTCGGTATGTTCGTAGCCTGGGTAGTTCTAGAGGGCTCTGCCAAAACAATCGTTGGATATTGCATACTTGGGACCTTGGGTCTATGGGCAGCGACATATCCACTAAGAAATGAAAAAGAAGATTAAACGCATAAAGAAAGGAGTTGTTTAATATGGTAAAACAAATCGCAGACATATTCGCAAGAATGGTAGCAGTCTTCGTAATCTCAGCACTTGGGGTTCTAGGTGCTGGTGCTATTGCTGGAGTAGAGGTTCTACAGGCAGTACTTATGGCAGGTCTACTTGGTGTAGCACGTGTCCTTGAAGATCTAGCCAAGTCATTCCTTCAGGATGGCAAACTTACTCAGGCTGAGATTAATGCAGCATTCCGCAAGGAACACAGCAGAGCAGAAGAAGAAGCAGAGAAGTAATAGCAAAACCCCTTGACTACCCTCTCTATATGGTGTAAAATAGATACACTACTTAGAGAGGGTTTTCACATGAGTGAAACAAACGATAACGAATTTGGAGAATGGCTCCAGATTGGCATTGACAAAGGATGGGTCTCAGATCCATTCTGCTATACGCACGATGGCGACCCATATATGACTGAAGAAGAAGAAAGAGAATGGGAAGAGGGCGGAGACCCTTGTGCCCCTGTCATTAAGATTCTGGACTAATGGCTGATTTATTTTTGAGTGGCCCATTTGATTTTAAGGGCAAAGGATGGGGTTATGCACATTACTCCTATGGCTTTGCTATGGAATCATTTATGGACATTGCAAAACATACAGACAACATTCTAGGTACATTCTCATATCCGTTTAATGTTGGTGTAGTAAAAGCATCAATTCGCAAGTCAAGAAATCCTATTAGCATTTCTTTCTTGCCACCAGACGTTTCGTTATTTGCACCCAACTCAAAAAACATTTGTGTTTTTGCCTGGGAGTTTGACAAACTGCCACCTAAGAGTGCTGGATCAAATGGTATCTTTAAAAAAGATTATGAGAGAATGCTAAAAAGATATGACTCAGTGATTACTTTATCGTCATACTCAAAGAAAACTCTTGGAAACTATGGCATCAAAGCACACGTTTTGCCTTCGGCGGTATCCAAAAAGACCATAGAGCCAAACGAAACTATTAAAGATACAGCATGTTATCACTTTACCACTGTGCCCAATGCCTATGAGGGTAACCCTGGAATACCACTAAAAGACATACTAGACAACTCTAAATATGAGCAGAGATTTCTTTATGTTTTTAATCCGAACGACATTAGAAAAAACTTTGGAAATCTTGTGACGGCATTTACCAGGTTCACTGAAGAATATCCAAACGCAGTCTTGATCCTAAAGATGACAGCAAAGAATAGTCTAACAAAACTACAAGAGATTGCCTTTAAGAGAGAGTTTCCATCTTTCCCAAATACAGCCTTTAATAATGTTTACGTCATTGCAGATAGGCTTAGTGATAGCAAACTTCAAATGCTTATGGATTCTTGTCAGAACTATGTGTCTCCAACTAGAGCAGAGGGCCAGAACCTTCCTCTATGCGAGGCAATGCTTTCTGGAATGCTATGTATTTCACCAGATCACACATCAATGGCAGACTTTGTAACAGATAAATCAAACATCGTCCTTGATTCATATCCATGGGTTGTAGACAAGACCACCCATAAGTATAGTGAGTTTTGGGGATTTACTTGGTATGGCGTAAGCGAGGACTCCATCCTTGACGGATTAAAAACTGCTATGACATTGACAACAGAGCAGAAAGATGCTATGATAAAAGAAGCCAAACGGAATGTAGAAAACTTCTGTTCGCCAGAATCAGTGCTTAAAAAGTGGCAAGATATTAAGTTGCAAATTGGCATCTGATCCTGTATAATTGAATAGTATTGGTCCATAACTCAGTTGGCAGAGTGTTCGGCTGTTAACCGAAATGTCGGAGGTTCGAACCCTCCTGGACCAGCGATAGAAATATCATGCGTATGTTGCATAGTGGTAGTGCCCTATCCTTCCAAGTTAGAGGTGCAGGTTCGATTCCTGTCATACGCTCGGATGGCACCCTAGCATTACTCGTAAGATCAATTTCACTGGGTGTCATTCTTTGGCTTCGTAGTTCAGTTGGTTAGAACGCCACCCTGTCACGGTGGAGGTCGTGGGTTCAAGTCCCATCGGAGTCGCTAACGGTTGCCTAACCGCTCTCAGGGGTATGAGATAAAATAGGTGTGCCACCTTAACTCAGTAGGTAGAGTGCCATACTTGTAATATGGATGTCAACAGTTCGATTCTGTTAGGTGGCTCAAGTGGTATAATTAAATATACAAGGAGGTCATAACTATGGCTAAAGCACAATTTCCAATTGACGGTAAACTCGGAAAAGATTTTAAAGTCACATCACTAATGGGTATGAGAATTCACCCTGTAACAAAAGAAAAGAAGCACCACAATGGAACAGACATCTGGTCCTCACACGAACCATGCTGGATTGAAGCACCCTACGATGGTGTCGTTCTAGAAGCAAAGAAGTCAACAAGTCCAGGCGGAGGTTTTGGAAACTACGTAATCTTGCTACACAAGATCGGTGGTAAGCAGTACACAACCCTATACGCACACATGCAAGATGGAACTGTTAAGGTTAAGAAGGGCCAGAAGGTTGAGGCAGGAACCCCTCTAGGAAAGATGGGTACTACTGGAATGTCAACTGGCAAGCACCTTCACTGGGAACTTCGTCTAGGTAAGCAACACATCTGGGATAAGATGGGCAAGAATTACATTGAGCCAATTGCATTCTTCAAGGCTGTTATTGCACAAGAGGCTGCTATCGCAACCGCACCAGTCGTTGCTACAGATGATGATGTAGTAGCACCAGCACCAGTTCACGGAGCAAAGGCACCAGCAGCAAAGCCAGTGCCAGCAGCAAAGCCTGTTGCAAAGCCTGCTACGAAGAAGCCTGCAGCAAAGCCTGCAACGTTAGCAGTAAAAGAGTAATCAAGTGCCAACATACGAATACGCTTGCAGAGAATGCGAAACTACCTTGGTAGAAAAGAGAAGCATTCACGACCCATCGCCAGATCACTTTTGTGATAAGTGCGGAAAGATAATGACACAGGTTGTGGGTAGCCTGGGTATTCAGTTTAAAGGCAGTGGATTCTATAGGACGGATAAGTAATGTTAGAGACAAAAGAGTGGGTACTTACTACCGCAGATCGTTGCGACAGTTGTGGTGCACAAGCATACGTTCAAGTTAGAGGTATCTCTGGAGAACTTATGTTTTGTGGTCACCACTACGATACGTCCAACACGGACAAACTAAAGTCATTTGCCTTTGAGGTAGTGGACGAGCGTGAACGTCTAATTGAGAATAGGTTGCAGGGGGAAGATTAATGGCAATTGATTTTAGAAAAAAGGTTTCTAGGTTTAAAAGACAGGACAGAGATATCTCTCGTGTCCTAGAGACAAACTTTCCAGAGGGGATAAGCAATCACTTGCCATTTTGGGAAGGAATACACACAATAAAAAACATAGAAGACCATGACGTATTCAATCCAAGTAGATTAAAGATTTTTGAGTTAAACGAAAAAACAGTAACAAAGGGCTACGTTGATGCAGATAACGCCAAGGCCATTCACTTTATAAGTCCAAGAAAAAAACTTATCAAAACAATTGTTGCAAGTTATTATCACGCCATTGCCGACGACCTTGCAGAAATTGTATATGCTTTAGATAGATATCCAAACTCAGAACTAATCATTAACGTTGGTGACATTAGATCTGGTCTTTCTAAACCCGACTGGGACTTTGTTGGATTCTTTTTAAGATGTTTGGATGACAAAAAAGTTAAATACACACTTGTAGAACTTTCAAAATTTGATGTTATCTATATGAATAACTTTACTATGCTATCATTTCCTTTTCACTCTGGTGCAAGACTAGATATGCTTTCAGACTTTTTTAAAAAATATGTCACGAAGCCAAAGCAAAAGCCTTATAGAAAAGTGTTCGTTAGTCGTGGCAAGATGCCATTTAGAGAGCCATCGAAAGATGCAATAAACTTTTCCTATAAGAATGATAATAGGATTGATCATCCTCAAAAGATTGAGAAGGTCTTTAGGGACCTAGGCTTTGAGATTGTTTTTCCAGAGGACTTTACATCATTCCAGGATCAATTAGACTTTTTCTATTCTGTAAAAACTTTAGCATCTGTAACCAGTTCTGGAATTGTAAACGCTGTATTTATGCAACCAGGTGGAACTATCATAGAACTTTCCACTCCACTCATAACACAGTCGCCAGTTGTCAATGACAAATATCTTATGGATAACGGAATTGATCCAAAAGACTATGAACTAGACGTAAATACCGTTCAAGAAATTCACATGTTCTATCACAATCTAGCCTTTTTCAAAGGGCATGCCTATGTAAGTATTCCAAATTATTACAGGGATACGGAAAAAATAAAAGCATTTATAGATGCAAACGCTCCGCTAAAGGAAATGCTTGAGAAATGATTGGGCTAATTGTTTTTGATCTTGATGGTGTTCTGGTTGACAGCAAAGAGATACACTTTAACGCCCTTAATTTGGCATTGGGTGAGTTTGGAGACAATCTTATAATCACTAGAAACGAGCAGGACCACATCTTTGAGGGCCTTACTACAAAATCTAAACTAGATATCTTAACAAAGATTAAGGGCTTACCATCAAACTTGCACGAAGACATCTGGCAACTAAAGCAAGAGTATACAGCAAAACTATTTGAAAGCACATCCTCAGATCCAGATCTGGTTAGTTTGTTTAAAATGATAAAGTCAAGGGGTATTAAAATTGCGGTGGCTAGCAATAGCATTAGACAAACACTAGACACATGCCTAAAAGCATTGGGAGTTGCAAATTATGTAGACTACTCTCTAAGCAATGAAGATGTAGACTTTCCCAAACCAGATCCACAGATGTATAATAGGTGTATGGATTATTTAATGGTTGGCCCAGAGGCCACTGCTATTTTTGAGGATAGCGACATTGGGCTGAGGGCTGCAACTGCTACAGGAGCAAGGGTAGAAAAGGTTCAGAGTAGAAAAGACATCACATTTGATAGAATTGAGAAGGTTATCAATGAAGCCTAATGTTCTAGTCCCAATGGCTGGTCTTGGCAGTAGGTTTGCAGAGAAGGGTTACAGCCTTCCCAAACCGCTAATTAAAATATTTGGCAAGCCAATGATTCAGCAAGTCGTAGATAGTCTTAATATTGATGGACACTACATCTTTATTGTGCAAAAAGATCACCGAGTGAGGTATCACCTAGATGATGTTCTTGATGAAATTGCTCCAGGATGTACGATTGTAGAAGTTGACGGACTAACAGATGGTGCTGCAAGAACAACCTTGTTTGCCAAAGACTCTATCGACAATGACACACCACTTGTAATCGCTAATTCAGACCAGGTAGTTGTGTGGTCTAGTTTAAACTTCCAGGCCCTCCTGGAGCATTCTGACGGTGCTCTGGCGGTATTTAAAGCAGATGATCCCAAGTGGTCGTATGTAAAAGTAGACAATGCATTAGTATCCGAAGTGGCAGAGAAAAAAGTCATTAGTAATACTGCTAATGTTGGCATCTATGGTTGGTCAAAGGGATCGGACTATGTTAAGTATGCAGAGCAGATGATTGCAAAAGACATTAAAACTAATAACGAATTTTATGTTGCTCCTGTATACAATGAGGCTATCATAGATGGCAAAAGAATTGTTCCATTCTTTGTAGAAGAGATGCATGGCGTTGGAACTCCAGAAGATATGAATGAGTTTCTAAGGAATAAGATTGCTTAGGATAGCCCACAGAGGAAACATCAATGGACCAAGCATCCACGAGAACCAGCCTTGGTATGTTCAGGAAGCCATAGATGCTGGCTATGATGCAGAGATAGATGTTTGGGTAGTTGGAAATAACTTGTGGGCAGGTCACGACTCTGCACAGTATCTAATTAGAGAAGAATTCTTGATTGAGAATAACTCTCGCTTATGGATTCACTGCAAAAATTTTGAAGCATTGACTCACTTTGCTGGCATGGGGAGTTCGTTTAACTACTTCTGGCACCAAGATGACGACTTTACCATGACCAGTCAAAACTTTATTTGGACATATCCAGGCAAGACTGTTGGCCCTTGGTCAGTAATCGTTGACCTAGAGGGTAAAACAGGGTATAATTGTTATGCTATTTGTAGTGACTATGTCGCTAAGGAGGAACAAAATGTATGAATATTTTGTAAAAGAAGTAACCAACGTAGTAGATGGGGATACCATTGACGTTGTAATTGACCTAGGGTTTGACATTAGTTTTAGTTCACGTGTCCGTCTGGCTGGTATTGATACCCCAGAGTCACGTACCACAAACAAGGCCGAGAAGGCACTTGGTCTAGAGTCAAAGAAGTACCTTGCTGATCGCATCAAGGCAGCAAAGACTGTTGTAATCAAAACCGAAAAGATGGACTCATCTGAAAAGTATGGTCGCATTCTAGGATGGCTATACCTTGATGGCGAGGGTAACTCAATCAACCACGAGATGATTGAAAAGGGTTATGCCTGGGGATATCTTGGAGACACTAAAGTAAAGGACTTTGAATCACTTGCTAAGGCACGTGAAAAGTCTAAAAAGTAGGGTTGACCATGGAATATATTATTGGTTCGGTTATGACTATTGTTGTAGCCCTAGCAACCATGATCATTGTTAGGATAATTGTAAATAGTAGAAGCCATCCTTTGGTTATTCGTTATAGCCAAAGCAATGTATATGAAAGAATTAAGCCAGCAATTCCATTTATGCCACCTCAGAAAAAAGAGTGCCAGTCTTCAAAGCACCAGTCCAGTCAAATGGTTAGAATAATTATGGTTGGCTCTAGGGCTTATTGGATTTCGGAGAACCAAGTTCTTGAAGCACCAGTATCGCCAGAAGGATTTGTTGATCAAACTATGGCAACGCCTATTGACACAATGGGTATGGATAAGGTAGAATTAGAACAGATCGCTTTTATTGTTGAAAAATTGACGGAAGGAAAAAACTGATGATCGTAGCAATACAGGGAACCAAAACGTTTGATGACTATCAGATATTTCTAAGAGCAATGGGAACAGCACTGCGTGATCTTCCAGAAGGAGACAAAGAGTTTATTGTCTTCTCTGCTGGACCAGTTAACATTAATCAATTTGGTATGGAGTTTATGAATGTTAACGAAAGAAGCATGAAGGGTTATGGAATCAAGACAAAGTTTGTTAAGGTTCCACCATCTTGGATTGATGAAAACATTGATCAAATAAATTACTTTGCCTTCTTCTCTCAACCAAAAGAGACTTGGTCAAAGCAAGCACAAAACGCACACGACAAAGATGCAAATCTTTGGGTGTACAGATACTAATAATAATCTATACAAAATAGGAGAGTGAAATGTTAATAACTTCACTTGAGAAGATGGAAGAAATTGTTAAGAATAATAACAATCTTTCATGGGATGGCTGGACAGTCATCGAAAACAAGACCAATGAAAATGGTGCAATGTCTAAAGACGGTGCATACGTTGAAGGCAAATGGATCGTACAGAAACGTTACGAGGCAACTGCTACTGGTTGGGAGATTCCACACAAGTTAGTTGGTTGAAGTGGATAAGCATGACTGGAAAGACGATGCTGCCTGCCTCGGTATGGTAACAAATACGTTCTTTGACGAATATGAAGAAAAGCCACAAGACAGAACATTTGTTGATTCAATCTGTGCAGAGTGCCCAGTAAGAAAACAATGTTTTGCTTCAGCCGTTACAAACAGGGCCTGGGGTGTCTGGGGTGGTATCTACTTTGAGAATGGAAAGATTTCAAGGGAATTCAACAAGCACCGCACTAAAGAGCAGTGGGCTGAAACCTGGAAGAGTTTAACTTTGGATAAAGGAAAATAATGTATACAGATGATATGCGTAGGGCTTTCAGATCGATATACCCACCTAAAAATTTTCAGGTAGACATCGTAGACAACGATCACTTTCTTAGTGTGGTTGCTAGAGAAGATGTCTTTATGAGACTTCTTGACGAAGAGAAACGTGCTGCTATTGAATACATGGTGAACGTTAAGAAGGCCCTGGAAATGAATGGTGCTATCGTAATGTTAGTCCGAGAAGGCGGTAAGGAACAACCATGAGATACGACATAATCGCATTTGTATTGATAACGGTAATTGCAGTAGCATGTTTGCTACAATCTCTGTATCTTTACAACAAGAAACAAAAAATGCTAAAGACAATAATCGATCTTTATACTGCAAACAGTGCTCTTGAAGACATGATTGCCACTCAAGCACTAGGAAACACAGAGCCAATAGAGCAGAGTGATGGGTTCGTAAAGTTCCTATCAGAATCTCGTGAGTGGGCTTTTAACTATATCGAAGATGTACAGAAGCAAATATCAGACTTTCGATCAAGTGTTTCTCCAGAACTTAAAAAGATAAAGTCTGGGAAAAAACTTGAAAAGATCGAAATGGAAATAATGTTGAACAATATTTCAACAGCGTTTCAAAAACTAGATAATGTTCTTCCTAAAGAAGATACAACAAACAAGGAGAAATAAAATGAATGCACAAATGAAAGCAATGCTTGCGTCATACGGACGATCAGTCCTTGGTGCAGCAGTAGCACTATACCTTGCAGGAGTTCCCCTAGAGGATCTCTTGTACTCGCTAATCGCTGCCCTGATTCCAGTAGCACTACGCTATGTGAATCCAAAGGACGCAGCATTTGGTAGAGGATTGCCTACGGCAGAAGAAGTTGCTGTAGCACTTAAGGATGTAAAGGTTGTAAAGGCTCCTGCAAAGAAGCCAGCAGTAAAGAAGACTACACCAAAGAAGTAGTTAAAATAAAAAGATAGCCAGGGGAAACCCTGGCTTTTCTTTTATCTAAAAGTCTTCGTGATATATTTTTGCGGTATGTACAATGTATATGTTTTCAAATCCAGCCTTGTGAAAGTTCTGACAAACAACCACGGTATCACAGTCAAACCTATTTGTGATAGGATTCATATAGCCATACCTAACACCGTCTCTAAATGGTTGTGCCCTATACAAGCAGACACCATTTGACGTAGCATAATACTTATCGTAAGGCTTAGATGTTATGTCATACTTCCTTACTTCTTCGTGACTGGTAAACCTTGGACCTTTGCGAGTAGCCCAACTATCATAAATAGGATGATTGTTTACCGTAAGGCCAGACACAATGTCAAAGTCTGGCTCTAACTTTTTAAATTCTAGAATTTGTTTTATTGTGTCCATAGAAAACTTCATATCAAACTCTACCATCATAACGTAGTCAGCCCTGTCAAGAAAGTCCTTGGTTTCTAGGGCCTTGTTCCTAGCGATAGACAGGTTCATAACCCTAGTCTTTGATTTGACAGAGCCATAGTGGGATGTCATTATTTTTTCAGAAATAAGAGAAAAGTCTTTTAAGAATGACCAGTCTTTAGCCTGTAGCAGTTTCGGGGTATCGTCAGTAGAGTCGTTTTCATAGATTGCAAGTAGGAAGTCATACTGTGGAAAGGACGTAACGATCTGCCTAATTTGATTGTAATATCTATCTACATATTTAGATTCATTTCTAACTATAGAATAAATAAAAATTGTTGGTTTTGCCATGAAATTGGCTCCTTTTCTATACATCCATTATATCATCTAGAACAAGACTGTGATATAATTAAGCCATGGATAATTCACAAATGCAAGACCCAGAAGACATGGGCAAGTCGTATACTTCGGACAACGAAGAAATGGACAAGTGGGACAACGTTACGAAGGCCTGCTGGGTAGGATATACGCAGCGAGGAATGAAGGAAAAAGACGGTCGCATGGTTCCTAATTGCGTTCCAGTGTCAAAGTCTGAAGACGTTCCAGTGTCAAAGGTCGCTCAGGCAATTACTGAGGGTGACTATGTTATGGGCAGCACATCCGAAGGAATTGTTGTTGGTCAGGTAGAGCACATTATGCGTGAGGGTGGGGTTTATGGTATTCCTGGCACAGAGTATGCCATCCAGTCTACTCCAGAAAATCCTGCTATGGCAGTTAGAATGTTTGAACAAGAAGAAGATGGAAAGTATTGCCCAACAGCATACTCAATTGGAATGCTATATAGCAACGCAACCATAGTTGATATCGAAGTTGAAATCGAAGAAGAAGATGAATACGAAGATGAGATGTCAAAGGCTGAGGGATACTCTCCACCAGCAGGTGCACGTGCAGCAGCAAGACGTGCAATTAAATTTAAGGAAGACGGCAAAGCCACAGGTGCAGGAACAGCGGTGGGCTGGACAAGAGCAGGACAACTCGCAAGAGGAGAGACACTATCTCTAAGCACTGTTAAGCGTATGTTCTCATACTTCTCACGTCACGAAGTAGACAAGAAGGGTAAGGATTGGGGCAACCAGGCTAATCCATCAAACGGATACATCATGTGGCTTGCCTGGGGCGGAGACGCAGGGTTCTCTTGGTCACGTGGCATTGTGAACCGCATGAAAGACAAGGCGTTGTTCTCTGAGTTTGGTAAAGACTACACCAAGCACACATCTCTGGATTCAATCTGGAAAGATCAGTAATGAAAAAAGCGTTAATTACTGGCATTACTGGTCAGGATGGTTCATACTTGGCAGAACTTCTGCTCAACATTGGCTATCAGGTGCACGGTATCGTAAGGCGATCATCAACAGATAATCTTGTTAGACTTAAGGATGTGCTTACAAACGACAACCTATTCCTTTATCAAGGTGACCTAACAGATTCTGCATCTATCACAAACCTAATCAAGATGATTGAGCCAGACGAGATTTATAATCTTGGTGCACAGAGCCACGTGCAGGTATCTTTTGACACAGCAGAGTTTACAGCAGACACAGATGCTCTTGGCCCACTACGCATCCTTGAAGCGATCAGAGTGCTAGGACTAAAAGACAAGACTCGTTTCTATCAGGCATCCACGTCTGAGATGTTTGGCAAGGTACAGGAAGTACCTCAGAAGGAAACCACACCATTCTATCCAAGATCTCCATACGGAGTAGCAAAACTATATGGTCACTGGATTACCAAAAACTATCGTGAATCTTATGGTATGTTTGCTACCAGTGGAATTCTATTTAACCACGAGTCACCTAAGCGTGGTGCTAACTTTGTGACTAGCAAGATTGTTTTGTCTCTTAATGCTATTAAGAATTACAAGATGGATACCCTTGAACTTGGAAACCTAGATGCACTTCGTGACTGGGGACACGCCAAGGACTTCGTATACGCCATGTGGCTAATGCTACAGGCAGAGCAGCCAGATGACTACGTCATTGCTACAGGAGAACAGCACTCGGTTCGTGAGTTCGTAGAGATTGCTGCCAAGTACTACGGCTTTGACATTGAGTGGCAGGGCACAGGGGTAGACGAGATCGGTATCGACAGGAACACAGGCAGAACCATCGTAAGGGTAAACCCTAAGTTCTTTAGACCAGCAGAAGTAGAGACCCTTCTGGGTGACTCTAGCAAGGCTGTTAATGATCTTGGCTGGTTCCGCAAGCGTTCATTTGCTGACCTTGTAGAAGATATGTGCGAGAACGCACCAAAGATCTTCCCAAATTATTCAGCAGAATAACTTGCTTTCAGGCACCATCTTTGATACAATTGATATCTGAGGTCCCATAGTTTATCGGTTAGAACGTCGCCCTTTCACGGCGGTAGGAGGGGTTCGATTCCCCTTGGGACTGCGACACACCTATAGTTCAGTTGGTTAGAATGCTTCTCTGATACGGAAGAGGTCCCTGGTTCAAATCCAGGTGGGTGTACCAATCCCCTTTGGTGTAATTGGCAACACTACGGTTTTTGGTGCCGTCATTCTTAGTTCGAATCTAGGTGGGGGAGCGATAGGAGAGCAATGAACAAACCAGACTGGGCAGATCGCCTACAAAGAACATTTAAAAAGAAGTATCAAGAAGGATTTGACGAAGGCTATTCCAAGGGGTATGGAGAAGGCTTTGCCGATGGCTCAAGAAAAGCCATTAATGAGTCCAGAAAAGTCTTTATAAAAAGAATACAAAAGGAATTGACTTCCTTGCCAGAAAATGGTAAGATTGAATATAAAAGAGGCCTTGAAATGGCTATCGAACTAATTAGTAGGAGAAAATAATGATTAAACCTTTAGAAGATAAGATTGTTGTAAAGCCAATTGTTGAATCAGAAAAGACTTCAGCATCGGGACTTATCATTCAGACACTAGAAAAAGAAAAGCCAACCGAGGGCATTGTTGTTGCGGTGGGTACTGGTGCAACCTTTGCTGACGGAAGCAAGATGACTATCGATCTCAAGAAGGGCGACAAGGTTATTTACTCTAAGTACAGTGGCACAGAGATTGAGCACCAGGATCAGAACCTGGTAATTCTTCCTTACCGTGACATCTTTGCAGTGATTGTAGACGATGCGGTGAAGTCAAATGATTAGCATAGAACTAGACAACCTAAGTGAAGAGCAGCAGATTGTTGTTGCATCTCTAGTGCGTGAGGGTATGCTAACTGCATACGACAAAGTAATCTCTGTATTCGTTAAAGAGTTTAACGAAACAGCAACAGAAGATCCACACTTCTCTTACTACGTAAAGCACGTTATCGAAGTGGTTCAGGAACTTGCTGAAGAAGCCAAATCAATCTAATAGGACATTGTTTAAATGATCATCGGACTTAGTGGGTATGCCCAGACTGGTAAGGATACAGTCGCTAACTATCTTGTTAATAGTTATGGATATAAGCGTGTAGCATTTGCAGACCCAATTAGGCGTTCGCTATATACTCTTAATCCACTGGTTTCTGTAGCAGAGTTTAAGGCCGTGCATCTACAGCAGGCCGTAGACGGAATGGGCTGGGAAGAGGTCAAGAGAACCTCGCCAGAGACACGTAGGTTGCTCCAAATTATGGGCACAGAAGTGGGTCGTGAGATGTTTGGAGACGACTTCTGGGTAAACCAGGCAATGCGTGGGGTATCTAAGTTTGATAAGATCGTCTTTACAGATGTTAGATATCCTAATGAATACAAGGCTATTAAGTTACAAGAAGGCCGTATGCTAAGACTAACTAAACCATCAGTGATTGCTGTCAATGACCACTCGTCTGAAAGTGCCCTTGACAACCATGGATTTGACGGTATAATAGTTAATGATGGTTCTATAGAAGAACTTCACAGGAACATCGACCTATTTATGAAGGAATTATAATGGCAATTGCTAGCGTTAAAATTGGACCACAAATGTTTGAGGTTGAGTTCCGCTCAACTCGTGAAGATGGAATGCTAAACGACAACACATACGGATACACTCTTGATCAGGGCAACTTGATTGTTGTAGCATCTGACATTAGTGAAGACAAGCAGAAGGTAACTCTCGTTCACGAGATACTACACTGTGCTCGTATGATTCTTGAAGGCTCTACAAAGCCCAAGAAGAAAGCGGAATACGATGAATGGGAACATCACTTCATTGGTATTTATGAAAATGCTTTTATTATGATTATGCAAGACAACCCAGACCTAGTCAAGTGGTTAGTAAAATAGTTTACCACGAAAGGGTATACAATGAGTTATAAAGAAGACATCCTTCGCCTAAGAGCAGAAGGAAAAAGTTATGCAGAGATTAGTGATGAACTAGGCTGCTCTAAAGGAACCATCACCTATTATCTAAAAGAAACTAAGGATGTTGTTATTATGGATACTTTCAAAGATCCAGAATTCTATGGCAAAGTTATAGCATATGTGGACAATTTTAAAGAGAAGCGTCCATGCATCTCCTGTGGTTCATACTTTCACAAGAGCCAACTAGATCCTCGTGACAACGAGAGCGTCATTGATATCGCTCAGTCAGTATTCGACAAGAAATCTTTTGAAGAGGCCAAGAGACGAATCTCTCAACTAAAGTTTATTTGTGCCAACTGCGATCGTCTTCGCAAGTTTAGGGAAGAGAACAAGGGTAAGTAATTACCAAGCCTCTGTAACTCAGTGGATAGAGTAGGAGCCTTCTAATCTCTTAGTCGTAGGTTCGATTCCTACCAGGGGCACTTCATATCTGCTAGGCTCTGGAAACATATCAGCCAGCAGCGTTTCCTTTAGAAGATCAAATGACTTATCTTCGCTAGATACAAACGGATACTTACTTCCAAGATAAGACAGGTCGCTCATAGAACTTGACTTGTGATATATTTTGACATCACGCATCTTTGCTGACGTTATGTTGTAAATATTACCATATATAGACCTAGCCTGAAATGGCAGATAAGCAATCTCCAAGAACTTTTTCTTGTTGATTATCATAGGAACATGAAGGTCATAGTCTAGTGGATCTTTTATGCCAGACTTTTTTAGGTATTCCAGAGTTTTCTTCAGTGAGATTACGTATCTAGATGTTGGATCTATCTGGCGGTACTTAGCAATCTTGTCAGACAAATAGCCACCATTATAATTCCTAAGTCTTCCAACAGGCCTGATCAAAAAGAAATCATCATTCATATAAACAAAGTTCTTAGATATGCTAGGGTGGTTGGCAGCAGCCGTTAGTGCCAATCGAATATTGTTAAACTTGTTAGATGTATCTTCTACAGGTATAAAGTCTCCTATATACCAGTCTGGTTTATATCCCACAAGCCACACACGGCTCTCTGGCAGGTTTTTGACTACAGATCGTAATGAATACCGCAGTTCTTCGTTATCGCCTTTACGGCAGATGTAGACTATGTCCATGCTACCAACTACTCGCAGATGTATGTAAACGACATGTGAAACTTGTCTGCTGTTGTAAGGTTTATTGGGCTATTGTGGTCAAAAGGTTCGTCTTTTGCAGAACTTCCAACACTCCAGATGGTCATGGCTGTGCTTGAATCAGATAGATGACCCTTGATGCTATAGTGGTCCACACCCTGATTTACTGAATCATGGATAGACCCACCATAAACGTCAGTGTGGTATTTTGAAGCAAACGGTAGGGTCAGAGAGTATTGGCCAGTTCCAAAGTTTGAAACATTTGTAAAGATAACTTCTATTTGTACAGTCACAAGATTACCAATCTTGACATAAGATCCAGTTGCTGGGGTGTTGGTAAAAGTCAAACCAGTTCCAGACCATACTGGAGAATAGGATTTAACTTCGGTAGTTAGTCCATCAGTGTCACCAAAAGCAGGATGAGTAAATCTAGCCATTATACACCAGTCTCAAGATTAGTTTTAAGAACTGCTGCCTTCATATTTGATCCACTGCTAATAGCGTAAAGAGAGTCTCTTCCGTTTAGTTCTATAGATATGGCATGGTTAGGAAGAATTCGATAACCATAATTTTCAGCAGTCACGCCCTCCGAGCCAAGATAGATGTAGCCAGAGGCGTTTACATTTTGAATCGTAATGTCTATTCCAGAGTGAATTCCTGGTGGAGTAAGCCTGGTGGCAGTAGAACTGCTAAGGGTCGTAAGTGAGTGAGTAGCCATGCTACTATTATACATTATTTTTCAGATAGGAGTTGGTATGCCCAGTTTAAAACATCTAAGGCAATCTGATCATTAGCCATGTCTTTTTGTGCCAGAAGGGCACGAAACTTTTCAAAGAAAAGGATTCTCTGGTATCCCATAGACAGATCAAATATCTGCTCACCAGCAGGGCCAACAACATTAATTAATCTAGTTAGTTCTTGTAGAATTTCTTCAGAATCCATGTGATAATTATACCAGCCTATGTTATAATTGATCTATGAATAATTGTCCACTTTGTAATGGTGACTTGGTAAACGTAATTTACGGCTACCCTACACCTGCCCTAATTGAGATGGCTAAAACCGATGGCATCGTCTTGGGCGGTACGCTAAAGGGCTTTAGACCTACCCACTACTGTCACGCATGTCAGGAACAGTTCCCTCGTCAGGAATCCTTGTTCTCAGACCCTGAGTAGTTCTTTATAAATAAGGCTAGACATTGCCTCAGATCATTGGTATAATAGAACAATGAATAAAACACAAATAACCCTAGCCCTTTCCGCTATCCTTACCCTATCGGTGTCTGGTAGTTCTGTTGCTGCTGGTGACACGAACGATACTGCAACGATCGTAACTGTGCAGGCTACCGCACCAGAGTTCAAGCCCAAGGCCACAGTAAAGAAACCTGACGCTAAGAAAAGATTGTCTGCAGTAGAACTAAAGAATCTTTTGCACAAGGTAGGCTTTCGTGGCAAGGACCTCGTAGAAGCCTGGGGTACTGCGATGAAGGAATCAACAGGCAGACCATTCGCACACAACCGTAACAGTAACACAGGAGACAACTCATATGGTCTATTCCAGATCAATATGATTGGCTCACTAGGCCCTGCCAGACTAAAGCAGTTTGACCTAGAGAACAACAAAGATTTGTTTGACCCATACACCAACGCTAAGATTGCATTTGAAATGTCTGACGGTGGCAAGAACTGGTCAGCATGGAACGGACTTACTGAATCAACTAAGTCTTGGATGAAGAAGTTCCCACACTAAGGAGTATCATGGACATAAACAGCATAGCAAACATGCGTCTGTCTGACTTTGAGCAGATAGGCAAGATAGAATACAACAAGGGATTTAAGGCTGCACTTGAAACAGTAATTAAATTGTTAGACACACAGATGTGCGAGGACTACCTGGCTGACACGACCTGTGATCACGATGGCTGTGCCAAGATGTCCACCCTTGCCGAAGGCCTTTCGGGCGTAAAAAATAACATCGCATAAAGTTCGGCGGTAAATAAGAGAAACATAGCCTTGACACAAGGCCTATTCTCCTGTATACTGGACATATCCAAATATCCCACAATAAGGAGCATAATGCTTGTAGAAATTAAAACTGAAGGCTTTTCTGCCGTTGTACCCTATCTCCAGACACTTCCTGCCATGCTCGTAATGTCTGTATCCGCAACCAATAACCCAGCAGTCCAAATGAAAAGGACTATGGAACTACTTAGGGACAACATTGCCCCCGATCTTGTTGATGAATTTGAGCAACTAAACTCACTCCAGATGCAAGATCTTTTGCAGCAATGGCTTGACAACGCCCTTGTCTAAGGGTATAATTAATATATAAAGTTTCCGTTAAACAAAGGACAAACATGCAAACTTTTCTACCATATAAATCATTTGTTAATACCGCACGAACTCTAGACAATAAGCGACTCAACAAGCAGATTCTAGAGTGCTACCAGATCCTTAAGGTTATCTCGTCAAACGACCCTCACGCTGGATGGCGTAACCATCCTGCTGTCAAGATGTGGCGTGGCTATGAGAAGTCCCTATGGAACTACACTATGTGTATGGTAGATGAAGCGGTTATCCGTGGCATCAGGACAGATGGGAATATGCGAAACCTATTAGCGTTACGTGAGAATGTAGGACACACATGGGGTTCTGGTGACCCTAAGTGGATGGATGACAAGACCATCATGGCACGTGTCACAACCACACACAAGGCTAATCTATATCGCAAAGACCCAGAGCAGTACTTCGACTTCGCTACCGCCGTCGAATCCAAAAACAATCTACCCTGCTGCGACAGATGCCAGTACTACTGGGTAACACACAAGGAGACCGTATGAAACTAATTATCGCAAAGGCTGTTTACTATTCTAGCCTAGCCCTTCTGACCGCTGGTCTGATTACTGGGGTTATCCTAGTCTTCTACTGGCTACTATCTAATCCACTAGCATTCCAGTTGTTTGTATCGCTGATCGGACTTGGCCTAGGCTTTATTGCTGTTGGTCTTGCATATGGTTGGTCGGAGAAATATCTGGAAAAAAAGAAGGCCTATCGTAATGATTAAAGTAGAGAGCGATATGCTCGTATTGGATTCGTCTTTCACCAAGGAAGATGCCCTGGCTATCAACCAGTTTGTTGAGATCATTAAACGACAAGAACGTGAACGCATCGTCAAACTGCTAGAGAACATCTATGACTATCCTCAAGAGTGGGATTACGACAATCCTATTGAATCTCTAATCTCTATTATCAAAGGAGCGAACAAATGATAGGCGATTACTTTGAACAGTTTAGGGAATGGCTAGCGTTCAAGATTTATCCAGAGTTTGGTTTCTATGTTAAGGTAGCCAAGGCTATGGGAGAACTGAACGAGAACGACAGAATTGTTGAACTCATTGAACAGTCTGCTTTTAAGAACAAGAAAGCCATCATAGACCTGATTGAAACTAAGTTCACACCATTGAACGATGTTATAGAGAGACTAGACGACGCTTCTGAGGATCAAACATCTTAGGCCTTTTCTTAGAAGCCTTTCCGTTCTGACGGTCTGAGTTGCGAGAACCTTTAACTTTATTTTTCATATAGAAAGTATACCACAAATGAAACTACCAAATATATTTAAATGGCGATTACGCCTAGTCCAGCAAGGCTACGACCTTGGCTGGCAACATGGCTATGAGGCAGGTATGGAAGAAAACCATAAGCAAATCATAGACCTATTGAACAAGCACATCCACGATGTTGACTGGCTCAAGGAAGATCCATACACTCGTAAGGAACTTGTAGAGGTCGTCAGGGAACACGCAAGAGACAAAGAGCCAGTAGGATGGGAGAAGTAATGGAGCCAAGAGATCCAGGGTACAGTATCTTTAAAGGTGCAAAACCAGAACCAAACATAGTATACGAACTACCAGATGGAACAACAACTATCTGGCTTAGTGAATACATTGATGCTATGGTGCAGGCAGAGCAGGATCGTATCATAAAACTGCTAGAACAAAACAACACATGTGCGAATGAGTTGGGGCATGATTACGTTCCAGATTGCTATTGTGAGGCTATCGCTCTTATCAGGGGAGAAATATGAATGTAGGACAGGCTATGGCCTATGTAGTAGCGGTTACCTATCTCGCTACGTTTGTGTACTTGATCTTCGTCTGGAACAAAGACGACAAGAACAAGCGTTAAAGTTTCGGGGAATTTAAAGTGTGCTTCGTAATCCCTAGTATAAGATATAATTAATACATGAAAGACAAATACAAGTATATGATATTTCCAGATAGAACCTATGTCCTGACATTTGAGTTTGGATCAGTAGAAGTTAGTGGTGAAGATATACACGCTATGTTTCGTAGAGGTGCACTTCTAGACACTATTCTTGATAACTTATCCACAGATGAAGACTACCTTGACATAGGCGAATTATAGGCATAGACCCCCCATTTTTACACAAAGTTATCCACAGTTTTGACTAAGTTATCCACAGATAAATGTTACTGAAAATGGATCAAAGTGGAGGACAGTGGAGGAAATAATATTTGTATGGGTAATGGAGCACATTATTAACAGGCTTCGTAATCATTTTCCCACATAACCCCCTATCCAAATACCCAAATACCCCCTATCACACATATCCCCATTTGTCAAGTATGCACAATATCCCCAATTTGTCAAGTATTTTTTGTATAATTTTTGGGGAAAAATGTGCCTCTATCGTAATGTTATTTATATAAACATATATCTTTTTTGCTAAAAGTTATCCACAATTTGGGGATAATTATATAGGGATCGTAATGTATATTATACTAGGGGGAATTGGTATCAAAGGTTGTTTGCATACCCTGGCTTCGCCAGCCCTTCGGGGGTATTTAAAGAAGGATCGTAATATCCCTAGTATAGTATATACAAATACAACATAGGCATATATGTCTGATAAGTTATTTGGGGATATTTGTTATGTGATCGTAATAAAAAGTTCAGCGATTTTTTTGGAAAGGATCGTAATGTCTTTTTCAGGAGAAATTATCTTGGGATCGTAATGATATATTGGGGAAAAAATATTTGGGGATCGTAATCAATTTGTTATATTGGGGTATTGACATTTGGGGATAGGTGGGGCGCCCCCAGAAACCACCGTTGATGCTGGTGGCCTGGTTACTTACTCTGGCTTTGCTTGCTCAGAGCGAGGAACGAATGACGACATCCAATACTCAATGTTTGGTATGAGTTGTGCGAGATAGTCGTGATAAGACGGAGTGTTCTCGTCTTCGTCATCTTCGTTAGCATTGTTGAAGTCATCTACAATGAACTCGTATTGCTCGTCAGTAATTGGATTGCCGTTATTGAACTTGTCTTCAAGTTCTGCTTTGGTGTAGCCAATGTCTAGTCTTTGATTTTCCATAACTCAATTATCTCACAATCTGTTTTACTTGTCAAGGACTTCTGTAAGTGTTTCGAAGCCTGTGTCTTCTACATCTACCGCTGTTAGTAGTATGTCGAATGCTTCATTGATAAAGGTGCTGGCGAGATCGGTTCTCTCTACAATACCCTCGGATAGTGCATATGCTAATGGCAACCCTAAGTCGTTATACTCCATAAAGTCTTTGAACTCTTCATCCTGTCGGTAGTCCATCCACAATTCAGATAGTATGCGACATCTATTGGTAAAGGTCGTTGGGCTTTTCATTTCCATTTCTTTTCTCTTTCTCTGCTTTGGCTGCTTCTGCGATAATCATAAATCGGTTATAGATTATGGTTGGTGCTGACTTCGCAAGGTGTTCGCCAATTCGGTCAAGGTCAATGCTAAGGTGTCCAATAAGTTTAGCGATAACATTTACAACCTTTTCTTCGTCTGTGGTTATTCTTCGTCTCATAGTTTTCCTATTCAGTTATACTTTCCAATTGTATCAAAAATGTGGGGGAAAGTCAATAGCAAGAAAGTAACTACTGACCTTCCCCCTGTGTAGTACGATAGGCAACCCCTCACCTATTGTCGTACTACGTTCCCTAGGAGTAATCTCAACTAGGGAAGACTATTAAGTTTAATATCGAACTCCGCTATTGTACAGGTCCAAGGAACCAATCTCTGGCAGTTCATTAATAAAACTATTAAGTCTTGGTGGGATGCTCTTCGCTATGTTCTTGAAAGACTCTAGGCTTATAAAGAAATCGCTACCCCAGAAATCAACTGGGAAGTCTGGCCTGATTACACGAGTCTCTGCAAGGTCCAACACGATCGAATCCATGTAGTGACGTGCAGTCCTACCGTCCTCGTACTCCATGTACACTGAAGGCTGTACGGTGTACACGTCGTACTGCTCCTCCACCTGCTCGTCTGGAAGGAATAGGTTAAGGTCATACTCTGCATAGGTTACGTTATCCGACAATGTCCTCGTTGTCCTCTCCATAGATTGCTTTCAGGTCTTCTACTGTGTCGCAAGAAATATTGACCAAACCCTCTTCGCATTCTTCACAGTTAGGGTCATAGCCATCCGAGTATTCCAAGATACCATCCTGAACACGCTCTACGCAGTCGCAATCACGCCAAGCCCAAGTAGGAATTTCGGTATACTCATCATCCCAAGGCTTGTTAGTGATGTAGTAGTTGATACGATTGACGAAGTGCCAACCTGCGACAATGTAAGTTCCGCTATCGCCATCCACCTCTGTCCAAATGTGTTTGTTGTCTTGCAGTTTTACATACTCAACTTCTTCACCATAGGTTTCGTAGTGAAGTGTGTCGCCATCATCAACTAGATGATTGGTCATTGGCTGGAAGTTATCTACCCAGTAATCGTAGGTCATAAATTTAGACAATTCGTTGCTCCAATTCGTCAAGGGTAGGGTTGTGGAAATTCATACTGTCTTGCATTTCTTCAATTACTAATAGAACCATTTCTCTTGCGTCTTCATAGCCAAGATAGTAGTCTGGTGTGTCTGGGGTATCCATTGGGTTTTCTCTCTCTTAGAAGTGGAAGTCTACATATACAAGATACCAGTTTTTCTCGCCTTTGTCAATGCTTTCTAGCATAAACTTTTGGCTGACTGACTGGTTGTGCATGTCGAAGAAGTATGAGTTGTAGTTCCATTTACCTTGTAGCATATCAATCATCATACTGAGGTCGTATAGGTCTAGTGAGTAGTCTGTGCTACCGTCATAACTATCTAACTTAGCATTGATGTCTACCGCTCTCTCTTCGTAGTATTTGCGGTAGCGATTGAACTCGTCTACACGAGACTGCATAGCCACAGCAACCTCACTAATAAACTTATCAGGCTCTTCCTCATATGAGATAGTCATAGCGTTGTCGTCTTGGTATTGGCTATCGGGATTAGGGTTCCACCTGCCACCGCCTGCTACGAACCAGTCATACCAAGTAGAGGATGAATATTCGTTGTTACCCATTTCTTGTTCTAGGGTATACTTCACATCTCTAAAGGCTTCGTCTTTGCTATCTGACTGAATGGCAATACGCTGCAATACATGCATTAGGGTTTCTTTCTCTTAGGGTTATGTATCTATTTTACAGGATTAGGCGGTAGGTGTCAAGGCTTTCCAAGCATTTAGATAAGCCTCTTCATCAGGAAGTTCATCAAACTTGAAAGTGATCGTGTCGCCATTGAACCAAGAGATGAACTCTCGTGTCTGATAGTTTAGAGTGTATACACCTTCGCAAAACAACTCATCCTTTTCGAATGAACTCTCGTCTGACAATGCAACATCTTCATTAGAATAAATAATTACCTTGAGAATGTCTACGCCTGTATCACGTGAAAGGCTTGGGTAGACAATGTGAAAGCCACTGATTTCTTCACGAGCCTCTGCCCACTTAGTGACCTCTTGAAATCTAAAATACATCTGGTCAATCTCTGCTTGGTCAATGAAACGGCACTTAGCCAATGACAAATGAATCTTGTCAAGCATACCGTGTTCAGAAATAAACGATAGCATACGTGTTCCTGAATAGGTTGGATAGCCATCCCATTGACCATATTGTGCTACTCGTGTGATGCCGTCTTTGTCAATTACTTTAGTGAGGTTGCGTGTTCCCATTATGGGCCTTTCTTATTAGGGTTTTGTGATATTCAATTATCCCAGATTCTGGGGAAAAAGTCAAGTCTTTCTTAATACTAATTTCTAAATACGTTGTAGCCAGCCATGCCGATCAGGTCCACTGCATACCGTTGGGCCTTCATCCAGGCTGTCTCTCCAAAGAAGTACTTAGGCTTACCACCCGAGGGTACCACTTTGTAATAGTCATAGAAGTTGTCAGCCTCATAGACAGCAATACCGTTAGTGTGGAAGAAACGTGTCCATGATGTTACTTCAGATACTTTAGGTTTCTTGTCTGCATATACTTGCATGTTATTCTTTCTCTAGGGTTTATGTATCTATTATCCCAGATTTCAGGGGAAAAGTCAATAGGGTTCGTAAAGAATTTGGGAAAAATAATAGGCCTATCGTAATCCACATTTGATCACTAACAGGATAGTCAGTGGGGGCGCCCCGAAAGGATTCCTACCTAGAGGAATTCAATCGGGTCTCGGTCTTGGAAGATTTCCTCAAAGTCAGCAAATGAATACTGCTCGGGGTTTGCGTAGTAGTCTTCCAACGCTTCACGAATCTCTTGTGCTTGCTCGTCCA